CCAGCTAGTATATTTTACGGGTCCGGGGGTTACTTTACCATCAGCAATACCCCATTCTTGAACATAGCCTCTGGCTATGATTGTTACTGGGTCTTCGTATCCTGCATCGTGTACGGAATAACCAATACAATTTGGGTCATGTGCTGAAGTTCCCAATGGTACTATGTACCCATCGGTATCAATTTTTACGGGCATACCCTTATATACTCGGTTATCAGCAGCATCTACTGTAAAGGTTGCTTGGGAAGCTCCACCAGTTACTGTAAATGACATTGCTATAACTTGATTTGGGTCTTCTGGTAGTACTACGATAACTCTGTCATCGCTAGTATTTCCAGCAACCTCAGTTACAGTTGCGCTTTTTACTCCGGCAACTGCAGCTATCTTTGCAGCCAATGCAGCCATAGTGGTATCTGAATCAACCCCAAAAGCTGTGCTGCTTAGTGCAACTCCATTAACAGTCCCAGCAATAGAATTACCAGTAACTAATGCAGCGGAAGCTGTTGCAGTTATTTGTAAACCTTTAGCGAAACCTTGGATATGCAACTTATGTGACTCCGACTTAAAGAAGACGGCTAGTGGGGTTTGATTTCCCCTTGCTGTAATTTGGTCCATGTGTATTCTTGTTTAATTATTTTTTTTGTAGTAAGTACATTTAGTCTCTTGACTATTCGAAGTCTTCTTCGTTAAAAGCAGTTAAAGAAGCTGTACGCTTATCTTTACTGGTATCTCTTGGAGAGGATTTCTTAGGTGCTGGTGTACCACCATCCCCATTATCAGGAGTTGAACTAGCTCTAGTTATATTAACTGAGCCACATGCTCCACAAGATACTGGGTAATTCTTATCGGCAGTTTGTTTGTAAGCCTCTAGAGAAGCTTTTAAACTTTGTACATCTGCTTTAGCAATGGATGCTAAAACATCTTCTTTTGGTTCTTCTTTTCCCAACGAAAGCTTATATTGTTTAGTAGCCTCATCTCTTAAGGCTTGTACAAAACTTCCATGTTCCTGGATAAGGCCCGGTGTAATTTTACTTGCTTCTTCTTTAAGAGCAGCAATTTCACCTTCCAACTTGGTTACTTTTTCGGATAGGGTTGTGTTTTCAGCGGATAGGCCTTCTTTTTTAGCCTGTAGATCCTTTATCCCCAGTTTATCTAATTCCCCCTTGAGATAGGCTTTAAACTGGGTGTCATCCATATCGGGTTTTTCTTCTAAGCTTAAACCAAAGCAAGAAGCCATAAGTAGTAATAATTCGATTCGTTTCATCGTATATATGTTATTATTGTTATTAATTTGTTCTTCTGGTGTTGATTCAGACATAGATAAGCTTTCTACATCGGTGTAGTTGACCCAGTATACTTTTGGGGTTTCTTTTCCTTCATAAGCTAAGCTATATATAGAATTAGCATATTCGGGATTAGCTATTTTTCCTTTTTTGTCTTGGATCTGGGCAAATGGGTCAGCTCCATGAGCTACTAATGAAGTTTCATGGTATCCAACTATCTGTTCAACAATTTTCCGTATAAGTTTACCATCACTTCCATATTGTCCAAGTTTTGACATAAACTCTTCATCGCTTAGACTTGGATGAGATTTTGCAAACTTAAATGATACAGTAACTGAATTAGAGTGGATAGCGGGGGGTTTTAATGACATAGAACGGATTACTGTTGGATGGGACTTACTATCCACTACTAGTTCCATATTTATACCAGCTGGTATCTTTATTCCTTTTTGTGTAAAGCTTTCTTGCCAGAAAGTTTTAGCTACAGAACCAACTTCATTACCCACTATCGCTTCATGATTTTTGTATAGTGTTTGACCCACTAGCATATTCATAGAAGCTTTTAATACTCCGGGTTTACTAAAATCAGTGGGATTCCATCTCTTATGTACAATTACTTGAGATAGTGCCCGCATTATAATGTGTGCAACATCCCCATCTTTTACTACCAGGTCATTAGCATTAATATCCTTATAATAGGGATTTTCATTTGGAGTATCTAACCCAAAGAACCCCAGACTAGTGATTTCTTTTGGAGCTAAGTAGATATCTTCCCGAGTATCCACTGGAGACATACTAGTGGGGGACATTATTAAAGAATGGCCTGACCATAAAGCTATCTTGTCATAAAATAATTTCATTGTATATGTTATTTAAGTGTTTTTGGTGTATAGTTCTTCTTATCTGTCTTTTTCCGTTTAACCTTATTTTTCTGGTCTCTCTTACGTTCTTTACTTGCTTGGGGGTCTACATCTTCTTGTACTGTAGCTACATTAACTCTCATTACCCTTGGTTCACTTTCATCGGAATCATCATAACCATGGCGTCTAGCATATTCAGCTAATGATATAATACCATCCCAATATAAAGCATTTGAATTACGTATCCGTATCTCTTCAGATTGTTCATCTTTTAATTTGTCTACTCCGGTTGAAGGGTTAAATATTACTTCTATACTGTTAAATTTAAACCCAGCTAATACTAACTCAAGTGTAAACCCAAATTCCAAGTCTGCTTTCACTAAGTTTTGCACATTCTTTAATTGTGCTAGCATTTTAGTAAATACTACAGTTATCTGGGTTTCGGTACTTCCATGGTTTTTACCAAGTAGGGATGGGTCCATCTTTACACCTGAAGTTAGGTTGGACTCATTTAAATCCCAAAGTTCTTTTACACCACTAAAATCCTTGGTTACTTGTTTAAAATCGAATTCTACATCATCAGCATATCCCGCTACTACCCCATTTTTTAAACTTGTTTGTAAGCGTATTACTGCTTCTTCCAGGAAGCTTTCTAGTTCTTCCTTCTCTGAAGTAGTATTACCCATTACAAGGTTGGGTTTTTGATATAGTACATGTAGGAATCCCATTACACCCAGTTGTTCTACGATGAATTGGATATTTTCAACCATGCTTTTTTCAATCTTTACACTATCTAGTGCTGCTAAGAAGGGGGGATACCCATAAGGTGATGAGGTATCACCATTTAAAGCATAGTATTTAAAAGTGTTTGGGTTTAATTTTAAGTAACCATCCATAGTTGCTCTGGGGTGACTTAAATCGCTTATCTTTTGATAGATATCATGTTTACCAGTTTGTTTATTGTATACAAAACGTATCTTCTCTGGGTTTACTAACGCATTAGTTGATATCCCTGTTAAATCATATTTAGGAATCCATTCAGAACTTAAAGCCCCAGATACAATTACCTGAGCAATTTTCTTATTGATTAGCCCATGTATATTGGCATCCGTATCAGCCCATTGTCTAGAACTTTTTTCAATGTATCGTTGCATAATTACTGCTTCCTCACTACTAACTGAAGCATCAAACTTGATATTATAGCCAGTATTGGCTAATTCTACCATTGTAGTTAATGCTTGAGATAGTATGGGGTGTTCTTTAACTAAACAACGTATAATAGGTATGGAATTTAGTTCGAAGTCTGGGGATATTATCTTTAATAACCCACCGATTGTCAGATTACTACTTATATCATTATCATAATCGGGTATACTAACCCTACCACCTTTAGCGGGTAATGCTACGGGGGATTTCACTTTGGGATACTTCTTTAGTATATCTGGTTTGTTAGATACACTCCAAATGGGTATTCCCAGGAATTTATAGACTTTCATCTTGCCATTATTGGTTTTCTTGTTATTTTTTCTTTCCTAACTCTGTTGGATATACCCGTTGCAAATATTGCATCATCTGTATACCCATCATCCCCCAAATTTACTGTATCAGTAGTACTTGCTCTTTTTTCTTTACCCATTGCTACTGGTCTGTTTGATTCATCATAGATAAAGGTATAAGCTTCATTTACAAAGAATGGACTAATTACTTTCAAATTACGTACCCTGATATCTTCTTCTAACTCGTCAATTATAAGTGGCCTGTTTTTTGTAGTAGTTAACCAACCTGGTACTAAAGCTCTCTCTTCTCTCTTATGTCCTTTCTTTTTTAGTACTGTTTTGCTATAGTAAAGATTGGGGTATCCTTGGTTTTGTATCCTTTCGGTAACAGCTAGTCCAATATCATTAGTTTCTGGGGCTAATACTGCCATGTTATATTTCTTTCCAAACTTCATCATTAAATCAGCAGCTTTTGTTGGGGGTATTTTTCCTTTGTATGCAACAACTTCTTGCCCCGAAGAAGATATTATTGAAAAGGATGTAAAGTCTCTAGACCGCCCAGTGGATATATCTGCCCCAATAGCATATTTCTCTAGTCGATTTGGTTTTTGGTAAATGTATAAATCCTTGTTCATTAATACCTGTTCATACTCTAATTCTAAAAGGTCTTCCTCTATAGCCCTTATATCCACAGGGTCAAATACTGAATTACCAGAAGACAAGAAGTCTCCATCAATTTCTTGGGCAGTTCTACGGGGACCTAATGCAGCAGCTTGTTCATTATACCATTCCATATCACCAGGGAATCTATAACGTTCTGGATGCATTTGCCAACGTAAACGTAAAGGTACAAAGGGATTAGTTTTATTTAGAGCACCTACCCAAGTTCTATGGAACCAATTACCAACTCCAAAAGCTGTACTGTTAATAATTGCTGAACCCCCAGTACTTAGTACTGGCCACATAGAAGCCCATAATTGGTCAGCCCATCTAACTACTGCTGCTTCATCAATAACAACTAAAGATGCTGCTTCTGAACGTCCTGCTTGTTCAGTTGTTGGTAATGAAGTAATGGTTGACCCATTTGCAAATATGATTTCCTGGGCTGTGCCATATTCTCCAGTACGTCCATTTATGATTGGTAGTTGTAAAAATTCAGGTAAGTTCATATACATAAACTTAATCCTACGTAATACCTTTTTAGCTACGCTATCCTTAATTGAAATGATAATGATATTTTTGTGGGGGTGGAATAAGGCTAGCCATAAACAGTACAGAGCAATAAGTTCTGTAATACCTGCTTGGCGAAACTTTAATACAATGTTAAAACGATTGTTTAGGAAATTCCATAGGACAGATTTCTGAAAAGGGAATAAATCAAACTTAACTTTACCCCTTATGGGGTGTATAATGGATACTAATGTAGCAAAAAAGAAAACATCAGTGGATGCTCTCCTTACAATATTAAATTCCTCTGCACTTAACCTACGTTCATCAATTTGTATGCTTTTAGCCATATATCACTTTA